TCGATGAAGACTTGGAGGCAGATGTCGGCATGCTCATGCAGTTGGTTGAGTCGTTTACTTTTACTCAGGAGTCACGGCTTGACCCGATCAAGCTAGAAGACTGGCAGAAGTGGCTTCTACGTCACATATTAGAAAGATATTCTAAAGACCATCCTGACCCAGCTAAGGCGGGACGCTTGCGTTATCGTCAAGTTGTGGTATCAATGGGACGCCAGAACGGCAAATCGACATTGACGCAGGCCTTGAGCCTGTACGGTCTCCTCATGCATGAGGTTGGTCCAACTGTTGTTGGCGTTGCTTCTAGCGTTGATCAGGCCAGGATTGTCTATAACCGTACCCTATACTCGGTAAATAACAACCCATGGCTCAAGAAGCGATTCTCAAAGGCAACTGAGCACCGAGGCATGCACCTGAATGATGGTGCTGGTACCTACATGATCAAGGCAGCAAAGGAGACGGCTCTACAGGGCATTGCGGTAACGCTAGGCATTGTTGATGAGCTGCACATTCTGCCAAAGGGCTTGTACTCCTCGCTGACACTCGGAACCTCTACCAAGAAGGATGGAATCATCATTGGCATTACAACTGCTGGTGACGATACCTCTGAGACTCTTAAGGAGCTATATGTCACTGGCCAGAAGGCAGTCGAAGGAGACCCAGACTTTGACAGATTCGGATTCTTCTGCTGGGAAGCACCTGCAGACTGTGAACTTACAGATCCAGAGGCTATCTACGCAGCAAACCCCGCAGTTGAAGCAGGGCGTATCCCGCTTGACCGAGTCATCTCAGACTTGCGCTCAATTCCAGAGATTGAAGCCAGACGCTACCGTCTGAATCAATTCATTGAGGCATCTAACGTCCCTGGATGGCTACCTATGGAGCTATTCGACAAGGCAGCCGATACTGGACTAACTGGCAAGGATGGATCGCTAGTCTTTGCGGTTGACCGTACTGCTAGTTGGGGTAACGTTTGTATAACGGCAGCTCGCAAGAGACCAGATGGTCAGTTTGAGACAGAGATCATTGCTTCATACGTAAACCCAACAGAGCAGACAATCTTTGATGACTTGAAGCAGCTATACATCAAGCACAGTCCGCAGGGTATAGCTCTGGATGATCGCCAGATGCCAAACATTGGCAAGAAGCTCAAGCTCTCGGGAATTCCTACGTACCAGCTATGGGCAAAGGAGATGTCAGCAGCGGCAGCATTTAGCTACTGGTTGTTCGCTAATGATAAGGTTAAACATAAGAACGATCCGTTGCTACGCGTTCAAATGCCGAAGGGCGTTGCCAAGTATTCGGGAGAGAGCTGGTTCATCAGTCGCAAGGATAGCAAGGGAGACCTTGATGCAATTCTTTCGATGGTGATGGCACTCTATGTTGCAAACATTGTAGAACCGACAACTATACAAGTCTTTTAAACTAAACTATGATAGAATGGAATACAAATGGCAAATATTTTTCAAAGACTGTTAGGCACCACGCCTGTTGAAAGCAGAGCAGCGGCAAAGACACCGCCTGCTCGCTCAATCATGGCACCTGTGACCCCGAAGACAGCACTCACACTCACCTCGGTCTACCGAGCAATTCAGATCATTGCCACTCCAATCTCAAAGATGGAGCTGAGCACAGTTCGCTATATTTCAAGCACTGGTCAAGAACAGAAGATCAGCAACCCGTTGCTTGTCAACAGTCCTTCTCTGCTAGATTCACGCAGAGAGTTCCTTTTCCAGACGGTCGTTAGCCTCGCCACTACTGGTGAAGCTTTTTGGAAGAAGCAACTAAGCTCAAGCGGTACAGTCAACGCTTTAGAGATCATTCCTTCCGACCTAGTCCAACCGCGCATTGATGACAGCGGCCGTCTGGTTTTTGATCACGGCAAGAACACTTATAACCAGAACGAGATTGAACACATCAAGTTGTTCTCAATCCCTGGCGAGCTTCGCGGCACTGGCCCAGTTCAGCTTTGCAAGGATGACATTGCAGGCGTTCTAGACCTTCGTTCTTACGCATCTAACTGGTTTGCTAGCGCAGGTGTTCCAACTGGAATCTTGACAAGCAACAACATGCTTAGCGCAGATCAGGCAGACGAGATTACAGAGCGTTGGCACAAGAAGCAGTCTGAGCGTCAGATTGCAGTTCTAGGCAATGGCTTTAACTATGACCCAGTGGCACTGTCTCCAAAGGACGCATTGTTCACTGACGTACAGAACCAAGCAGTTCAGCAGATAGCTCGCATGTTCGGCATCCCTGCTCGCTTGCTTCTAACTGGTGTTGACGGAACCAGCGACACCTACACAAATCTAAGCGATGAGAACCAGGTTTTCTATCGCCACACTCTCATGGCCTATTTGGATGCCATCGAGGACGCCCTGAGCAACTGCTTGCCTCGTGGAACTCGTGTTAAGTTTGATTATGAGAACCTATTCAAGGCAGACATTGCACAGCGATACGGTTACTACGCAACTGGATTGGCTAACCAGCCATTCCTTACAGTTGATGAAGTACGAGCAAAGGAAGGTCTAGATGGATAACATCGAGACACGCGACATTGAGTTGCGTTTCAACGAGGAAGACCGAACCATCACTGGTTTGGCTGTTCCTTACGGAGAAGACGCCAACATTGGTGGAGCATACAAGGAGCGTTTCGTTCGCGGATCAATCTCTGAGGATGTTTCAGATGTGAAGCTATTCTACGGCCACGAAGAGCCAATCGGTAAGGTCATTGAAGGTCGAGAGACTGACGCTGGCTTCGAGATCACTGCAATGATCAGTGACACCGCTCGTGGCAACGAAGTACGCACCTTGCTAAAGGATGGCGTACTAAACAAGTTCTCTGTAGGCTTCGTACCGCTGGAAAGCGACCGCGATGGCTCAACAGTGATAAGAACCTCAGTCTCCCTTCGGGAAGTCTCAGTGGTTCCGTTTCCAGCTTATGCTGGGGCAACAATACAAGAAGTCCGCGAGGACGAAACAACTACTAACGCAAAGGAGATTCCTATGGAATCGGAAAAGAACATTGAGTTCGAAGTACAGAGCGTTCAGGAAGATGTTGCAGAGCTACGTCGTCTCGTTGAGGCTGGCTACACTGTTGCATCTAACGAAGCTACTGTAGATACACGCTCAGCTGGTGAGGTCCTAAAGGCCATCGCTAAGGGCGACGACGAAGCCATCCGTACATACACTGGTGGTACCACTGCTGATGCAGTCGTTATGAACGGCTGGGTCGGAGACCTTACTCGCATCGTTGACGAAGCTGCTGTATTGCGCGGAGTTTTCGGTACTGGAACCCTTCCTTCAGAAGGTAACTACATCGAGTTCGCACAGCTAAAGAGCAACGGCATTGACGTTGACGTTCAGGCTGCCGAAGGTGACGACCTTGCATTCGGTCTAATCGAGCAGGAGCTAAAGACTGCTCCAGTTAAGACTCTTGGTGGTTACAGCACTCTTTCTCGTCAGGAGATCGAGCGTTCATCTGTAAACATTCTTGACGCAACTCTACGTGCTCAGGCAATCCAGGTTGGTAAGGCACTTAACGCTCAGATGCGTACTGCTTACACCACCGCACACGCTGCACAGGTTACCGCAGGTAACGTTGTGTACATCCCAACCACCCCAACTTACTCAGACTGGCTAGACGCTATCGTTGACGCTGCTGTTAAGTTCGAGACCCTTGGTCTTTCAATCGATGCACTTGTTGTTGACAAGGCTACCTTCAAGGACCTTTCAGGCCTAGAGGGTGCAGACGGTCGTCCAGTACTTCTAGTACAGGGCAACGGCGTTAACAACGTAGGTACCATCGACGTACGTGGCCTAGCTGGCTCACTTGCAAGCATCCCAGTTGTTCTAGACGCAGGTCTAACTGACCAGGTTGCTTTCGTGAACTCAGCAGCTATCCGTATGTACAACAGCCCAGTTGTTCGTCTACAGGATGAGAACATCATCAACCTGTCAAAGGACTTCTCTGTTTACACCTACGTTGCAACCGCAAACGAGATTCCAGCAGCTATCGTTCCAGTAGTTGTTGACTAATAGGAGCACAAAATGAGCGTTACGGTAGAACAGCTTCAGGATTACGTTGGCACTAAAGAGACAGGCGCTTTCATTGAAGGCTGCCTGGCTTCTGCCAACTCACTTATCAACAACTACATCAAGGCTGCTGCAGTTCCTGCAACCATCCGAGACCAGTCGGTGTTGACAGTGGCTTCTGAGCTGTTCCACCGTCGCTCTGCTCCTAATGGTGTAGCGCAATTTGCAGCAATGGATGGCCAGCCTGTCCGTGTTGCAAAGGACCCAATGAACTCTGTGTATCCACTTCTAATGCCATTCGTGAGGCCAGCCCTCTAATGACAAACGAAATCACAACAGCTAAGGAACAGTTCCGCGATGCACTCGTGGATGCTGGTCTTGACGCTGTTGAGTACATACCAGAGAGAGTGGTCCCACCGTTGGTAGTAATCAACAGTGGAAACCCATTCTTGGTTCCTGAGACCATCGGTAGTGAATACACGATGTCTCTTGAATTGGTTCTAGTCGCTGCAACAGCAACTAATGAGACAGCAACTGAAAAGCTGGAAGATCTCATTGAAGCCACTCTAAACGCAATGCCAGCATTTGCTCGTGTTGTTAGAGTGGAAAAACCATATGCACTAGCTACAGGAAATGCAGAATATCTGTCAACAACTGTAGCTGTCGAAATATCAATAACAATCTAATAAGGAGTCCTTAAATGGCTGCATCAACACGCATCAAGGCTCAGAACATTTCGTTCAAGATCGGCTCAACCGAGTACTCTTGCGACGCTACTTCTGTAAACCTCGAACTAGGCGACGCTCCTGGCGACGTAAGAACCTTCTGTGAAGTTTCTGTCGGCAAGCAGTGGGCGCTAACTCTTGAGGGTATCACCTCTGGAGCAGACGACTCTCTATACCGTGTCCTATGGGCAAACTACGGTACAGAGGTTGCTTTCACTATCGCACCTCACGGTAACGCAACTGCAACTGCAGACCAGCCACACTACGAGGGAACCGTTATCTTTAGCGAGCTTCCTCCGTTGGCACTAACTGCAGGCGAGACCTCAACCTTCTCGGTAACCCTAGAGGTTGACAACGCATCACACAACCCAGCTTCAGACATCTTCTGGGGCGTAGAGGTTGTAGTAGCCTAATAATGGCTGCCGAAGGTATCAAGGTTCGCGGGCTGAATGAAGCCGTACGAGCTCTCAAAGTAATCGGAGTCCCTGGGACCGAGATTGCTAAAGCAGGTCAAGAATCTGCAGAGATCGTAGCTACTGAAGCCCGCACCTTGGTTCCTGTTAAAAGCGGAAAGCTACGCGGTTCGATTAGAACTGCAAAGCTACAACGAAGAGTTGTGGTCCGTGCTGGAGGAAGCAGAGTTCCATACGCAAACCCAATCCACTGGGGTTGGTTCCGCAGAGGCATCATGCCAAATCCATTCTTTAGCAGAGCGCTAAAATTGAATATAGAAGAGATCTACACCAGATACTTCGAAAACATGAATACTCTGGCTAAGAAATATAACGCAACTAAAAAATAACAAGAAGGTTAGGTAACCAACATGGCACATTTTGATTTCGAATCATTGACAATCGAAGAAGTGGAAACAATCGAGAACCTATCAGGTTCACCAATTGACGCTTTAATGGATGACAAAGCTCTTAAAGGTAAGAGCATCAAGGCTGTTGTCTTCGTAATTAAGAAGCGTGAAAACCAGATGTACACCCTAGACGAGGCAGCAAAGGTTTCCTTCAAGGAAGCAATGGAGCTAATCAACTCGGATGCTGGTGACACAGACCCAAAAGAGTAGCCACTACTAAGGCTGCCGCCCAGAGGATGGCCAGATTCTGCATAGCCACGAAGATGGCCCCCTCTGAGTACCGAACACTAACCCTCCTTGAGTTCGGCGCATTCATGGATGCGCTACAGGAACGCAATGGATCGGATGATCTGGAAGAGTTGATTTAATGTCACTAAACCTCGAAGTCAATATCCTCGGTGAGTATAAGAATCTCACCAGAGCTACTAAAGGCGCTTCGAAGCAACTCTATGCTTTCCAGAATAGCGCCAAGAAGATCTCACGATCAATCAATGGTTCCCTAGCTGCCATTGGTGTTGGCTTCTCTCTAAATGCCGTTATTGGCGGCATCAAGAGCATGGTTACTCAAGCTTCTGAGCTTGAGCAGTCACTTGGTGCAACCAAGGCAGTCTTTGGTGAGTTCTCGGATCAGATCACAGCAAACTCAAAGAAGGCCGCAGCTGCCTTCGGTCTATCAGCTAATGACTACCTACAGTCAACCAACCTAATTGGTGCACAGCTTAAGAACCTTGGCCTAAGCACCGAGGACTACACTAAGCGTGCGGATAAACTTGTTGGCCTTGGAGCTGACCTAGCTGCCACCTTCGGCGGAACTACTTACGATGCAGTCCAGGCCCTATCTGCTGTCTTCCGTGGCGAATACAACCAGGTTGAGAAGTACGGTATCTCAATCCGTAAGTCTGACATCAATGCTCGTGTTGCTCAGACTAGCCACGGTAAACTGACTGGTGTAATGCTGAAGCAGGCAGAAGCACTTGCTGCCATTGATATTCTTTATGAGCAGACGACAGCCTCTCAGGGCCAGTTCGCTCGTGAATCAGGCACTATGGCTGGCGCACTCCAGATCATGAAGGCTTCTTTTGCCACGATCAGCACAACCATTGGTGAAGCTTTTATTCCTGCAATCGTTGCATTCTCTGACTGGATGACCACAAACATCCCTCAGATTCAGGCACTTGCAGATGCAATCTCAACTAAACTTCAGGCAGCTTTTGCTAACACTGGTGACGCTGCTCAGACTTTTGGTGCCAAGGTTGTCACTGCTATCACAGACCTAACCTCATTCCTAAATGGAACTGCTGAGTCTGGCAATGTTTTCTATGACCTAGGCGAGAAGATCAAACCTATCTTCGATACGCTAGGCGCTTTTGGCGAGCTAGCTAAGGGACTGCTTGCGGTTCTTGATGGCTTGTTCGACGGCCTATTCGGATGGATTGGACTTCTAAGCGGAGGTGAAGCAACCATTGGAGGCTTCGCTGGATTCGTTGAAGGGCTTGGTAAGATCCTTCAGGACGTAGGTTACTGGATTGGTTACGTAGCCTCATTCTTCATCCCATTCTCAAAGGGTTTTGAGATCGCTGGAGCAGTCATCAAGGGCTTTGGTGGAATCGTTGGCAAGGCATTAGGTGGCATTGGCAAGGCTATATCAGGCGCATTCAGCCCTATCGGTAAGTTCATTGGTGATGTTGTAAACGGATTCAACATGATCTTCAAGCCAGAGCTTTACAAGGCTGGCAGTGCAGTTAGCGAGTTTGTCGCAAATGTTATCCAGAAGGTTCCTGGACTTTCAGGATTCCTGAAGTTCTTTACAGTTGATATTCCAGCAGCTATCAAGTACTTCCTAGATCTTCCAATGGTTAAGACGGCTATTGCTGTTGTTGACTCACTCGTTGGTGGCTTCAGAAGCCTAGTAGGTGGAGCTGGCACTACAACAACTGGAACTAAGGCTCCAGCGCCTGCTCCTAAGCTTTACAGCGGTCCTATGATTGACCCTAAGACTGGTAAGTCTCTAATTCCAGCACCTAAGGTTGTCATTCCGAAGTACACGGTTCCAGACACAACTGCTGCAGATAAGGCAAAAGCAGCTAAGGACAAGAAGGCTCAAGCAGCTAAGGATGCTGCTGCTAAGAAGCTACAGATCTTCAAGGACCAGATTAAGGAACTTGTTGACACCGTTGAGACTGCGCTTGAGGATGCACAGAAGCGCATCAAGAGTGCCTCAGAAAACTTCAGAGATGCTGTTCAGCTCTCATTCGGTATCATCACTAACGGAGCATTTGCTGTCTTTGACGTTAACCGCGTGATCCGCCAGATGAGCAAGATCAAGGAAGCAACTAAGACTTTCGTTGAGGACCTAAAGCAGCTATCAGCACAGGGTGCAGATGCTAGCTTGATTGACCAGCTACTTGGCATGGACCCAATCTCTGGCGCAACTGCAGCTCGTGGGCTACTAAGCTCTGGCAAACTACAGGAATACCTAAACCTCCGTAAGGAGCTAGCTGGCATTGGATCAGCTGCTGGTCAGGCTGGAAACGTAGCAACCTATGGAAGCACTGACACCGAGCTAAAGACCCTCCTTGGCAAGTTGAACACTACTCTTGCAAAGGGTACTGGAGACACTTACAACATTGACATCACCAATGCGGCTAACATGTCTGCAACTGATATCATCAATGCAATCAAAAAGTACGAGAAGACTGCAGGAAAGAAAGTGTTTAGCAACTAATGGCGGATCAATTTGACATCAGTGAGCACATCAAGGTTGAGGCACTTGGAACCAGAAGTGGCTCTCTATCTGGTTCATCGTTGTATGTAAACAACAAAGAATACAACGCAGCTAACTACAGCACTACTCCGATAACAGTTCCAGTCACTGACCTAACCTTGCTAAACAAGAACAATTCTCTAGCAATTACATGGGGAACTGCTTTTAACGACTGGACAGATGGCACATTCCAGTACCCAATTAAGCACCCAACTGGCACAGTTACTTATGAACTCTGGTACATTGAGCGCACAGATAACACCTTCATCGGATCAGAAGATCCAGCAACAAGCGGAACTCTTTCATACACATGGACAAAGAGTGCAACTGGTGGAGTTGAGACTAAAGCCCTTGTCCCATATGGTGACCCGTTTGACCCAGGCACTAAGTGGTACATGTTCGGCGTTTACTACATATCGGGCTCAACCAAGGTTTTAGTTGGCAAGGCGCTAGCTAGCCGCTACCTTCCGTGTGCTTACACTTACTCGTTCACTGGCTCGATCGGTAGCTCAAGCTCAACTGCTGGCTGGAGAGCTTCTGGATATACATCAGATCTAGTATCAATCAGGTCAGCAAGAACTACTCACATCACCCCTAGAGATGCAGCAAATACTGGCACTGCAACAAACTATGCCCTATACTTCAATGGCACTCTAGCTGCTAATTTTACTTTAAGCTCACCAAACCAGTATTGGAATCCAGACCCTTCAACTCTTGCCGACTGGACCTGGTCTGTTGGTACAAACACTTTAAAGTTATTCCTGGCCACAGACAATCCAGCTACTGCTACTCCTAGAAGTCAGCTGACTGTTAACTTTGGGTACACCTCGGACTATAAGTTCCCAACCTATGAGTCGCCGCTAAATATCCTGCGCTACTCGGGCACTGAAGCTATGCTTCGCTGGGATCTTAATGAGCCTCATATTGACCAAACCACATATCCAGCAAACATCTGGGCAGATACTTACATTGATGTTTACGGTAGCGATGGTACAAGTAAGTTCTACCGTGTTCCAGTTACAGATGTAAATGACGCTCCTATTGTTAACTCTGGAGATAGCATCTGGCAGTCAATCGTAACTGGCTTGAACATGGATTCAGTTTCATACCTGTTTAAGGTATATTTCCTAAACGAGTCTACATCTGTCAAGGTCCTTTGGCACACAGCCACCTACGGCCCTACTCCACCTGCTGATGCATTCACTGGAACTCCAGTTCTAGCAACTGGCTGGTGGCCTATTCAGTGCTCGGTAGCTAACGTTGACATTGAAGCTGGCTACAACATTGACAAGGGCATGCTTAAGACCCCAGAGGTTGGCACATGTAACCTAACGATGAAGGGACTAGAAGCTGATCCTCGTGTCAACACTGCCCTACAGCTAGACAATAAGATTCGAGTTAAGCTTGCAGCTGCTGCCTCACCAGATGCTACTGAGGACTACCTCTTTGCTGGATTCATTGACAATCTATCAACTAGCTATGACACTTACGGAAACTCAACTACCACCCTCGGTGCTGTTGATGCCATGTCTAGAGTATTGAACGTCAATATTCCTATCTACGAGTATGCATCTGCGCAGTCTTTCAGTGCTCGCATGTTCAGCATCTTTGAAGACTACATTGCTCCTGCAACTTGGGGCGTCTCCTACGATGACTCAACCTACCTAGTCTTTGATGAGTATGACCGCTCAGCTTTCCCTCCTGAGTACCGAGAGAATGTATCTTCTAGCGAAGTAATCAACGAGCTTACCCAGGGTGAGTCTGCTGTTCTTGTACAGAACCGTGGTGGAGTCATCTTCTGGTTCAACCGTTCAGTCCCAGCTCTTATCTATGCAGCCAATGAAGACATGCTTACCGAGCCATCTAGCTCTGGGTTCAGCACTGTTCACAGCACCTCGGTTGATCACTTCTGTATCTCTGACTTCACGATCGAAAACAGAATGGAAGACATAACCAACAAGGTTGTTGCTTCTCTTTCTTATGATGAGCTAACGACAGCCACCTACTCGGATTCAGCTAGCATCGCATATTACGGTGAACGTGCCTATGAGGTACAATTGAATCTAGATGCTCCTAGTGCTAACCCAGAGCTGTACCTACAGCGTTGGATTGAAGAAGTTCCTTACTTTGAGGCACAGAGTGAGCTACAGTCTTTGACTACAAATGTTGTTAACCGTCAGGGATTAGTAACCAGAGCTTACCAAAAAGACGCCACTATTGACCCAATTAGAGTATTTATTCAGACTGGTCCAGTTGACATTAATGGCATCTGGTTCGCAAAGAAGATACGACACAGCATTACTCCTGAGAACTGGGTAATGACTCTAGACCTAACAGCGGACTAAGGAACCATGAACATCGAATCTATAATCGCAGCCATCGGTGGATTGCTAGGCGGAGCTGCTGGCTCCAAGATTTTTAGCTACTTGCTTAAGAGCAAGGAGCAGACTCTCAGCAATGAGGAAGCTCTAAGACGAGAACTGCAGGAGCAGATTGACAGTCTTAGAACTGAAATACAAGAACTTAGATCAGAAGTAGGTCACTGGCGTGACAAGTACTTCGAGATTTATGAAGAACACGTCAAACTGAAAGTCAGAATAGGCGAATAAATCCCCACAGCGATGTGGGTTACCTAACGGGAGGGCGGGGAAACCTCCTCTCCGTCCTCCCCCCAAAGTAAGGAAAACCGATGTACGCACACAGAGTGCCATTCACCCGTGAGGGTCACGTAGCCGCTCCAGCAGTGGCAAAGAAGAAGAAAGCAACCGCAAAGGTTGAGTCGATTGTAGAGCCAGATGCTACAATTGATATAGACCTAGTAACCGTTCCTGCTGAGGAAGTTACTGTAGAAGAGACTGCGGAGGCACCAGTAAATGGCGACGATTAATATTGTTCCCCCACGTCTAGACATCGTTGCATACGGTGGAGATGACACTCGCATCGTCTTTAACCTAGAAGAGGGCGGCGACCCTTACATCCTTACTGGCACCCAGAGTGCACAGATCCGTCTAGACCAGAACTCAGAAGACTTCTGGGAGCTAGAGATTGAGGCTGATCCAGATGTTGATGGACGTGCCTACCTAACAATTCCTTCTGAAATAGCAGCAGAGCTTGTTATTGATGCAGAAGTAGACAGCAAGTACATTGGCGACGAGCTAGTAACTGCACCTATGTTCATCGGTGTATGGGACTGGCAGTTTGACAATGGCGGCGACGTCAAGACGCTAGTCTTTGGCGATATGACAATTATCGGAGAAGTAACCAAATAATGGCAGACATAACTGTATCTGGCGAAGGCCAAATTGAAGTATCTGTAACCCCTCAAGAGGTAACCCTCTCGGTTACTGCTGCTCAGACTGGACCTCAGGGTCCTGTAGGTCCTACTGGCGCAACTGGTCCAGCTGGAAGTGCTGGCCCTACTGGTGCCGCAGGTACAGTTGGCGCAACTGGAGCTACTGGAGCTACTGGACCTCAGGGTGATCCAGGCCCTACTGGACCATCTGGTCCTCAAGGTACTTCTGGTATTCAGGGCCCTACTGGTGCGCAGGGAAATGCTGGAGCCACTGGCCCAACAGGCCCTGCAGGCGCTGATAGTGTTGTAGCAGGTCCAACTGGGCCTGCAGGTGCAACTGGTCCGACTGGAGCTCAGGGTGCAGCAAGCACTGTACCTGGGCCAACTGGACCACAAGGAGCAATCGGTGCAACAGGACCACAGGGAACTGCAGGCTTGGATGGCGCTGCTGGAGCCGCAGGAGCTACTGGACCGACTGGACCTGCTGGTGCTCAAGGGGCAACTGGGGCAACAGGACCAACAGGAGCGACTGGAGCTAATTCTACTGTCCCTGGCCCTACTGGACCTGCTGGAGCAGCGGGCTTAACTGGCCCTACTGGACCTGCTGGGTCAGCATCTGACCTACTTTGGGGTTACATCAGTGAGAACGTCACTCTTGCTAATAATGGCTCATCTGACTCAATCGATGTCAACAACACTTACTCACCAGTAATGTTCTTCGTCAACGAGAAGATTGTTATCTCTTCTGTTGATACCAACCAGAAGCAGTACGGAACAGTAACTGCATACAACCCAACTACTGGACTTTTAACCTATACCCGTGACAGCTACGAAGGTACTGGCACAATCACAAGCAACGCCTATGTCTACCCAACTGGTGTTGCTGGTGCAACTGGCGCTACTGGACCAACGGGTGCAACTGGAGCCTCAGGTTCTAATGGTGCTGTAGGTCCAACTGGCCCTGCTGGGTCTAATGGAACAAATGGTATTGATGGTGCTGTAGGCCCAACTGGTCCGCAGGGGGCAACTGGTTTAACTGGTGCGACTGGACCAACGGGTGCAACTGGACCCGCTGGTGCTGGAGCTTCATTAACAGCAGTTAACTATGCAGCAGTAGTAAACCCTCCTATGATTTCTGGCAAGTATTATCCAGGAAACGTCGGAGGAGCTGTAGGAACTGCACCAGCAGCATCTCTAAGACTATATTTCTTCCCATTCATAGTTAATGAGTCAACAACATTTGACAGAATTGCTATGGATCTAGCCACTGCGTCTGCTGGAGCAACTGCTGCTCTCTATCGCTACTCAGCTGATCCAACAACATTATTCCCTCTAACTAAGATTTCCTCTTATGGGACTATCTCGCTAGATGCAACTGGTATCAAGGAAATTACAATTTCCGAGACGCTAGATGCTGGGGTCCACTGGCTTGGATTTATTACATCAAATGCTGGAACGTTTAGATCCGTAACATCTCACTCTCCAACAAACTCTCTAACTACCGCTATCGGAACTGATGCGACCATGTTCAGCGGTTACGCTGCTGCTATTTATGTAAATGCATCTGGTGGTGTTGCACCAACAACGATCGACCCAACAACCATCACCCGCCTAACAAGCTCGGTGCACCAGATCAAGATGAGGAAGGCATAATGGCTATTCGTACAGTCTACGGACTCGGCGGCTTTGACCCTAGCAAACCAAACAACAACATCATCAGCGAGGTAGAGATGCCAGACACTGAGGATGACACAAACATTCAAGTTCTAGCTGAAGCTTTAGCTTCTCTAGATCCTGAGAAATTAGAAGCATTAAAGCTTGCACTAGGTATCTAATATGTGCTAGAATGTAAGTGCAGGTTATCCTGCTTCTTATATCTCTGATTGCCATATCAGCCGAAACCCCCTTGATTTAGGTCAGGGGGGTTTCCCCTTTCCCAAAAAACGGGTGTACTCATTAGAACATTTGTTCGAATGCTAGAACCACTCATTGCTTTTCCATTCCAAGCGTTGTAAACCTGTCTTAACTCTGTCCTTCTTGCGCCCATTACATACCGAGCACAAAATGGTGAGATTGTCGAAGTCATTGTCATAATCGAATTCTCCTCCACCCTTATGTCCTGGGTTTAT